AGCATTCAGCACGTTTGCTAGCCCCTGAACGCCGTGGTTTGTCGCTTCGCCGTTGCCCAAGAATCCAGCCGTGTCGGCTTTGAGTGCCTGGGCCCGAGCGATCGACGTAGCGAGCATTTCAGCGATCGAAATAACTGCATCGTCATTGAGTTCGCTTGGCACCCTGGTAAGAGTACCGAACTTGCGAGCGACCAAATTGACTGGACTGAACGTCGCATCGCTTGCCGTGATTTCGTCAGATTCGCCGACAGCATACGCCGTAACGTCTGACAATTGCCGAGGTACGCTCAGGGTATCCGATGCCATCGGATAGAGCCTGGAATATCGCGGAATCACGCCGTAGGACTCGAACAACGCGATAACGGCGTTCTCGAATTCAGGGGGAACAAGCGTACCGCCTCGGAGGTCGTCGCTGCCGCTCATCACTGCTTGAACGCCGTGATCCTTGCACCATTGCTCAGCTTTGGCATCCTTGTAAATCGTCGCAAGGATGTACTTGCCGCTTCGGTAGGCGTTTAATTCGGCATCTTCGCCCTTGAAGGCGACGAGGGGCTTGTGGGCCTTTGCCTGCGCTGGAATCTTGAACGGCTTGCCGGTCATCTCGGAGTCGGCTTGGGTCTCTCGGACCTGTCGAACCGAATTCGAGACGGCGGATTCAATCCGAATCGCTCGTTCGCGTTGCGTTGCAAGAGCCGTGATTTGGCCAGGGTTCTTGTCATCGCCAACGATCGAATCAATCTCGGTTTGCTCTTCGGTCGAAAGCTCTCGATTGTCTTCTTTGGCGATTGCTTGAATCGCTCCTACTTTGGCTTGTAGAGCCTCGATCTCTTTTTGTAGCTGCGTTGCACTCTTCACTTGGACTGCCCTTTGTGGGTTGTGTGGCAGTCGTTAAACCAAGATAGCGGCATGACTGCCACGGGAAACAAAATCGTTTTTACCGTGTGTCACTGCCGCTAATAAGTTGCAGAGTTGTTGGCACTTCTGGCCGACGCAATAAATCTAGGCTACTGGCCCGGGCTTGTCAAGTGTTTTGAAAACTGAGCCATTTTTGCCTGAAGTAAATTCGCTTTAGCTTGGTCAAATTGCGATGCCATTTTCTTTTTCTTCCGGTCGTCTTTGTCTTTGCCATAGCGAGCCGTTGCAAGGCCCGAAGCGATAGCCTCATCGACGTTGTACCATGTCTCGGCATCCATCATGGCTAGGATTTCGACAGGATCCTTCCCGAGAAAATCGGCGTAGATTTCGACCAGGGATTGATCGTAGCTTTCGAGTGCCGCTAGCGTCTTTTTGATTTCGGTCGCGTTTCCGAAAGCCATGCCCATTGCTCGATGGATCATAATCCGCGATCCATCACCCATGAGCCGCTTGGACCCGCCAAGGAAAATCACGCTAGCCGCCGACGCTGCAAGGCTGTCGTTGACGGTTGTAACCTCCCCTGCGTAGTCTTTGAGTAGGTTATGGATCGCAATCCCCTCATCGGCCGCGCCGCCTGGGCTGTTGATCCGAATAGTCACCGCTTGCGAGCCGAAAGCCTTGAGGGCCTTTAGTACGCCGTCTTTGGTGATCGGATCTTCTGCCCATCCATCGCCGACGACGCCAGATAGGTGGATTTCGTTGGTTTCGTTGAATACTTCGATCATTCTGGCAAGCCTTTCAAGCTAAAGAGACGATTTTCCCACGTTTTAACCTCAGTTTCGACGGCTTTTTGAAGCGATTCACCACCGTATTTAGCCGCCAATCCCGCTAGGATTCGCGTTGATTCCTGGCAGTGAATCCTTGCTAGGTCACGGTCAAGCCCGATCGCTTCAATACTGTCGGCCAATTTCGCTTCCCATTGCGGGTACTTTTTGCCGATCCAAGCGACAAACTGAGCCTTTTTCGATGCATTAATAGCGTTATTGCCCTCGGTCTTGATAAGCCCCCGAAGCATCTGCTCGACGGCTCGATCGTTTCGGGCTTGCTCTTGCGTGTCCTCTTGGTCGTCTTCGGGCGTGTCTTCTGGTTCGGGCTCCGGATCGTCACCCGATCGCTGAATGTTCGGGTTGATGAATTCTTCGCCGCCCTCATAGGGGTTCAGGTCTAGCTTAGACCGGCATTCGTTGGGGTTCATAATCCGCGACGATACCGCCACGGAGAACGCGTCGATGGTTTCCTTTAGGGCGGTTCTCAGGATCGCTCCGGTGTTGAACTTGAAGTACGCTTTGTTTTTTCTGATTTCCAGTGGGGTCAAGAGCTTCATATCGCATTGCTCCTCGAACTGGACTAGCCATCGATCAAGGCATTGAAGGTAAGCTATCTGCGTTTGCTCTCTGGAGTTGTACGAATCCGTTTCGCCATCGCCGGGCATTCCCTCAAGACCAAAGAGCATACCGATATCCGCTCGGTTGAACTTTTGCAGGTCGACGAATTGAGCGTCTGAGTTGGACATTGAAACCGCGTTGGCCTTGATGCCTTCGCGCAATAGTCCAGCCTTGCCAGCGTTATCCGATCCTGCCTCGGACGCATTAAACGCATCGATAAACTTTTTTGCGTCGGATTCGCTGCGAAACATTGCCGGAGGGGCTTCCAGGAATAGCTTAGCCCGAAAGCCTTTTGCGATTTGCTGATTCTGGAACTTTATCGCCTCTTTGGATGTACTAAAAACCACGTTCGCCAAGTCCAGCAATCCTAGCCCGTCAACGCCATTCCAGGAAAAGCCGCTTATGTGCAAAACGTCGGAGTCTCGAAATACGATGTAGCCGTTATTGTCGGTATCGTAGGTATCGAATAGCTCGGTCTTGTTTTGGTCTTCAGGCTTGTAGGCATGGTACTTCAAGCCCTCATGAATTACCGTCCAGGTTCGTTCAGGCATCATAGGAATCAATTCCTCGACGCCGCTGCCGTTGCGGATAATTGCCGCTCTGCCATTGCCCCGCATGATTGCATGGCTCAATAGCTGCTGCTTAAATACCGTGGGGCTTTGAATCTTGTTTGGCTGTTTCCTCAGTAGCCTGTAGCCATCATGCTTGAGGTCGTTTTCAGCTCCTTTGCCGACCACCTTTTTTACGTCGATCGGTAGCCTAGCAAAGTCCCCGGTAAGCTTGTTGTGGGCGAAGAACGCCGGAGGTATGCCCATTGCATCCTTGATGCCGACCCTAGCCGGATTAACATCCCAGCCGAATCCAGCCCATTGAACCAATCGAGAAAGCATGTCCATTCATTCGCTCCTAAATGACGTAAAGTTTCCCGGTTGATCGCTCAGGCTGTAGGCTTGCGATTCGATAAGCCATAACCGCCGCAACGATCGGATCGATCTTGTCTTTGCTTTTGGCCTTGTCAAACATCCACCTATCTTGCCGATCCTTGGCAATTATAGCGTTATTCGCGCACCAGCGTAGTAGCTTTGAGTCGGCAAATACTAGCCGCCCGTTTTTCATTAAGTCGATAAAGCCGCGAATAGCCTCGTTGAAGTTGGCTTGGTTCTGCGCCATTCGAGCCGCGACGACGCCCGCCTTAGTTAGCTTTTCTCCGAGTTGCTGCCCGTTGTATGGGTCATACGCCGCCGTCCCAATGTCGTTGGCCTCAAGGTCTGCCAAGAGCGATTCGGTAAGATCCTCGATAGGATAGGTCGCCTTGGTTATTTCCTCATCGAAGATGAATTGCGAAAAAGGCATCGCCGTCAAGTCGCGATTGCAATTCGCCGCGATGTAAGCCTTGGTCCGAATTTCATAGCGGTAGATTGTTTTACCGTCGTCTGTAATGTCGATCGGGAATCGAGCACAAAGAGCGTAAGCCGCTAAGTCGTCGCGTGCTCCAAGGTCAATGCCAGCCCCGTAGCCGTCGGCCTGCGACCAGTCCGAGTAGGGCTTAACGCATCGCTCAAAATCCTCAAGGTCGAACGCTTTTTCGGTCGATGATACGATACGGTTGCCGTGGAAACGATCGAGCAAATTCCGTCCGATTGCGGTGTGGCGAAACTTGTTGACCTGTTCGCGAAGGTACTCCCGCTTAACTGAAATACCCAGGTTCGGATTGGCCTTAATCCAAGTCAATTCGTCCTCGAAATCATCGTTTTTGTCTAGCTCGTAGATTAGAACGAATAGGGTTTCGTCCTTGCTAACGCCCGATACCACGTTGGTAGCATAGTTGTATTCCTGTAGCCACAAATCGGATTTATCATCCCCTGCGGTTGTGATAATGACATGCAAAGGCTGGGACCGTGAGCCGCTGCCCGTAACCATCGTGTCGTAGAATTTCCGATGGTGTTGGCCCCATGCGTGAACCTCATCCATGACTACGCAATGCGGGTTCAATCCGTCGAAAGGCTTGTCCGAGGATACCTTGCGGATATAGCTGCCATTGTGCGTGTACGTGATCGTCTCGTTCCGGATGTCGGTTCGCGTTTGCATGGTCTTGGATTGCTGGACCATCCGTTCGCATTCGCCGTAAGCGATGTTTGCCTGTTCTTTCTTGGTCGCTGTCAGGAGGATCTGCCCGATAGCTTCCGGCTTGCCTGTTCGCGGGTCTATATCGGCCATCGCTAGGTAGTGAGACAGTCCCGCTACGAATGTAGTTTTGCCATTTTTCCGGGCCATCGACCAGTAGACTTTGCGAAACCGCCTAGTCCGATCCTCATCGCGCCGCCATCCGAAGATATTCCATAGCCCGAAAATCTGCCAATCCTCAAGGGTCAGCGGTTTGCCCGCATACTCCCCGATCGAATGCCGAAGGATGAGCGGGAAGAATTCGCAGACGCTAGCTGCCTTAACCGCATCGAAGTAATACGGGAAGTCCGGCGTTGATTGCCTGCCCATGTCCAGCCGATAGCGGAGGACGGCATCCTTGACGCGATCGCAAGCAACTACCGAACCGTCTTCGACGGCTTGGCAGTAGTCCTCGACACGTAGCGGGATGCCACTTGCGATCAACTTGTTGACCTCGCTAGCCACTGGGCGAATTCGTCTTCCTCTTCGGTCTGTGGGGCCTTGAGTCGCGATCGGCTCGATGGGGTTAAGCCTAACTCTGCTTCCCGTTTTAGGATCCGGTCGCTGTAGGTGTGGAATTGATTCGCCTCGGGCTTGAGTTTAGTCCGCCCTTTTTCATCCGTATCCGAGACATTGCCGCCCTTGATAGTGTCCCACAAGGCAAGCATCATCGAATAATCAAGGCAATACCCAGCGATTAGACCCTGATCGGTCACGGCCAGGAGGTTCATGGATTCGAGTTGATCGCAAACCCAGTGCCAGCGGGATTTTGCAGTCGGATCGTCCTCCACCGCCGCTGGAATCTTCGGCCTTCCTAGTTTCGGTTTTGGCTCATCTGCGTTGCGTCGCTGCGGGTCTTTGATAAATGCACCTGATGCCTCTTTGGTAGCGTTGGAAAGCGGTTTTCGGCCCTTGACCATGCTCAAACCTCCAATTTTGCGGAGACTCGCGAAAGCG